CACAAAGAGATTGATGATTTGAAACGTAAATTTATAAATTAAAAACTATGGTTACATTATTGATTGTTTCGATTGTTCTGTTTGTATCCTATATCGGATATACAGTCGGGATGTATGGCATCCCTGCAAGTATCAGTGACACATACTATCGGCTTGGGAAGAGGGGTTGGCTGTTCACGCTCTTCTGTCTTGCCGAATCTTCCCTGCTGGTTGCATCGTTTATCGAAGCCAGCAAGGAAGAATACCAATTCCTGGCGTTTATCGCAAGCGCATCATTGGCGTTTGTCGGCTCGGCTCCCTTGTTCAAGGAGGACTATAACCGCAATATCCATTATGTAAGCGCGGGAATCTGCGCGCTTGCCTCTCTTGTATGGCAAGTGCTGATGAGTTTTTGGTACGTCCCTCTTATAACCTTCCTTGGCGGTGTAATCGTATTGGCATGCCTTAAGTTCAGGAAGCCTGTGTTTTGGATGGAGATGTGTGCCTTTATCTCGACTTATATAACCCTGTTACTGCTCTACTGATATGGCTAATTCGAATAACGTAATTACGTCTCCTGTCAATCTGAGGAGTGACGTTGCTTCCGTTCTTGGGACGTCTGAAACGAATGTGAGCGGGTTATGCACGAGCCATGAGATTAATATGTGGTCAAGATGCAAGCCTGTCCATATTGCCTCTGCCGCTCCTGACAGGAGCATGCCATCTGACGGTGAAGGAGCTTGGTGGAAAGGCTCGATGAGGAATTGCGGCATTAAGCCGCCCCCTGTAGCGTCTTATGAGGAAATCCCCAAGCTGTATACGGGAAACAAGATGAACGGATATATCTATGAGAGACCTTGGGGCGGAAGTGCGAGTCCGTACAGGTTGGCTGATTTCTTGCTGTACAAGCACGATGCGCAACCGCCGTTCCATAGCTTCTATTGCGATTCCAAGGTCTCTATGTATGGCTCTATATCGTGCTCTCTTGCTCGAAATGTTACTACCGCAGATAAATCAGGTCCCGGCTCGGTCGAGCTGTCCGACATGGAATCCGCTACCAACCTTGATACATGGTGGTTTGGGGCGATGTTGGTTGACTCGTCCAACAGAATTGTGAGGAAACTGGCTAATGTCAGACCGGGGGTTACATTAGAGATGCCTGCCAATGGTCTGACACTTGGTCAATACTACGATGTATATCCGTTTTTTTGCATGAATAAGATTGAAAGTATCATCGAGGCGGATAAGGCTAATCTGTTTTTGCCTGTCATGAACTGCTCTCCCGGCAGGGTTAAGTATGTATCGGAAGAAGAAGCGGGCGGTTTGGTAATCAATCTGACTGCCGAATATGTGACTAACTCAATGACCGGGCTTAACACTGCGGTTAAATGGAATCTTAAACTTACGTATTATTCAGTCGGGAGCAAAACGCTTACTAATAATTGGATTACACTAAGGCGTGTGGTCTCGGACGAAGATATGAGCAGGGAAAAATTACAGGATTTCAATCTGATTCAAGACAGAGAGGTTGAAATATTCGGGACATTCAGCTTAACTGATTTTCTTGGCGAGTACTACGTATATCTACAGCTTAATACGAACGAGTACACGAAGAAGGCGTTCCCGCTCAAGCTTGACCCGAACCCCGGACCGATACAGTAAAGAATATACTAATCATTAAATTATACAGATATGGAACTGATACGAAAAAAAGAAAGTATTACAAGGCTTTATGAAAATGGCGAGGTCTCAAACAACACAACCAATGATATCCAATATATCGTATTGGATGGAGATGCTTATGTCGGCACAGCCTCTATCATGCCCACAGGGTTTACCATGACGGTAGGTATGAAAGCTCCCATCGAAGATATAGAGAGTATGCTTAGAAGCATATTGTCTTCCATTCCCAAGGAAGGAGGTGTAAAATGAAAATCAACGAAATCATCAGAAAAATGAGTTTTTTACAACTCGTGCCTCTGAAATCGGATGAGGGCGCGCCACTTGCCAATAAAACGAAGGTGAAGATTATCTTAAATCTTGTAGCTTACGAAAGGGCAATGGAGAGCTTTAACGAGGATATGCGCGGTATCTATGCCAGGCTGAAGCCCGAAGGATATGACGCCCAAGCCTTCCCCCGCGTGACTGAGTTGGAGAAGAAAGAAAACATAAGTAACGAAGAAAAACAGGAGCTTGAGTCGATTAAGCAGAGTGAGGAATACCTCTCTTATGTTGATATGAAAAAAACATTGATGCGCGAGTTTGAAGAAGCAAGAGAATGCGCTTCGGCAGACAATGACTATACAGTCAGCGAAAGGGCACTCACGGACGATGATTTGGTCTCCATTGCGGAAGTTATCCCTACGGATAAGGAGTTTGCAATCGGCAGGAATGAAGATGGGGAAATCAAGGTTAATGGCATCACCGTATTGGCGGAGATTGGTAGAATGTTTATAATGTAAAACAAATAATTATGGCAGGAAAAACGATTAACGAGCTTGACGCACGGACAATGCCGAACGGCAAGGAGAACATACCCTTCCAGGAAGGGAATACAAACGGAAGATTATCTGCCGATGCGTTGAAAAGATACGTGGCACCTGATTTAACACCTTATCAGAAAACCGTAGACGCTGATAAGAAGTATCTGTCTGCCGAAGCTATTGACGATGTAACATCAATATTATAGTTATGAGAATCAATTATCAGTCCGATTTTAAAATCATAGAGAAAAATCTGAATGGAGACCTGAAAACTCCTTTCCGGTTTACTTATCAGACAGCATTGTCGAAACCCGTTGTAGCCTCTTTTGACGGACACGACTACAAGAACTGTCGCAGGCTGGATGATGGCAGCCTGCTGGTTGTGTTTGATAATCATGGCATGCGTACGGGCAACCTGACGGTCAGACGCGAGTATTACCTTACTGATGCTGATTTTGCTGATGGTATCTGTAACCTTGTATCCATGGAGTTTACAGGCATCGTTCTTGTCAATGGCAAGTCTGATGACAGTACAGGTACAATTGATGTTTACCCAAACTACCAGAAAGGTGATAAGGGAGACCCAATGACATGGGAATCCATGACAGAGGAGCAGCGTACCGAATTAAAGGGCTCTGTGGTAAAGGATGTGCAGAATGAGATGCTTTCTTCCTCTCCAATTTCCGATAAGGAATACGAAGATGTATTGAGTGGTTTCCTTTAATCGGAAACCGATAAGAATAGATTTACAAAATTAAAATAAAAATTATATGGCTAAAATTCATAAACTTACCAAAGGCGGGCAGACTATTTATCCTGCTACAACCACTGATGCAGTGGTACATCCGACTACGCGTAAAAACCTTACGGAAGAGCTAGCCGAATTGAATGAGCGAATTCTTGATGAAACAAAACGTGCACAAGCAGCTGAGGAAGTCAACGCAACCGCTATCGAAGCACTGGCAAATGAGCTGGAAGTCTTGGGTGCATGTGGATTCGCAAGAGTAAACGGAAGTGCAGACCCGGATGCACAGGTTACATTTGGGAACACATCGAAACTTCGCTCGTTAGCGTCACATCTGCATCTTGGAGTGTTTAAGAATGGCAAGTTGTTAAAACAATGTGCACCGGGAAGACTTACTCAATCTGTCGATGGCAGGGATATTGCCATAGACGGAACTGATGGAGATGTGATGAACTTCACCGATTGCGATTTATATTACTTACGCACCACCTGCCAATATACGCCACAGGGAAGTACGGAAGGAGAATATAACATCGTGGCATTGTCCTTGCTGCCCTTTGGTATCGGAGGGAAGCAAGCAAAGCGAATCAGACCGTTTGCCATCGTCCCCGGTGAATGTGTTACCGCCAAGTTGGAAGGTGATGTAAGAAATTGCGCCCATTATGTCTATAATAAGAACGCAATCGGGACATACACCGAACCTTTGAAGATATTCAAAAAAAGCTACAAAACAAGTGGTGGAGGATTCCCGACACAATATGTGTCCGCAGTACAAGCAATCAAGAATGCACAGGCAAAGAATGCAGACGAAGCGACCAATCGTCCATATATGGGAATGTATTATGAGTTCTATGAAATCATTATTTGTCTGATGAGTTTTGAGATAGGCACATGGGCACATACCCGGTTAAACCTGTTTGGTGTAGGTTGTACCACTTTGGATAGTGTTGATGCACAAACATTTGCAGATAATGAAATTTCTGCAAATAGTGGATGGAAGGCGATAGCCGGAGGTACAGTTAAATACATTAATTTATTAGGCGATAAAGCAGTGTCTCTATCAGGTTCATCCGACAAACAGCGTTTGATTGGTGGAGTAACAGGAAACTCATGGTACGGGTTCTTAGAAATAATGGAAGCCCAAAGACTATTGAACGGTATATCCAAGGCAGGACTCGTGTCAAAGATAGGAAGTATTGGGAATATATTCTTTCTAGACCCGGAAGGCAATGTGTCATGTACAACCGATGGTTCTGTCAACCTGTCTACGGGCGCAGGCATGGAAGCTTGCAAGCATTACTACGTGGTGAGAAATGTCCCCGGATGTGAAGGAATGGCAGACGGAGTAATGACAGCCGTTGTAAACTCTTACACCAAGATGGAGTTTGCTGACGGTGTTGCATGGTCTGACGGTACGGTAATGGATTCAGGAGTCGGTATTCTGAAACGATCGATTCCTATATATAGAGGTTGGAATCTTCCGTTAGTTGGATTATTTCGCATACTAGATGGAGCATATTACATTGCCAGAAAGGATCCTGAAGGTAATAATCTTCCTGTTCAATTCCGTTGCGCATCAAATGTGAGCAGAATTCCTGCAAGAACTACTTATACATATCGTGTTCCTGACAATGAAGAATGTGACATGGAAAGAGGTTTGGATCTAAAGAAGGAATATTCGGGAATAAATCTTCCTGTCCTTTATGAACAATGGGTAAAGAAATCAGATTATGATTTTTCGCTTTTCTGCACGGAGACTGTTGAGGGGGGGGCTCGTAATTATGAAAATGCTTATCTATGGTTGTACATCAACGATAATATAGCCGCAGGGGAACGCAGTTTGCATAGCACTGCTGTCGGCTGTTTTGCTCAAACCAACAACGCCTCAATTCGCACAGCAAGTTGCAGTAACTATGCTGACGCTGAAGCAGATTCTTGCGCTGGAGGTTTCGCTATCCCTTTTATCGAATTATAACAGAATGATTATGAAAACAGAAAGAAATGAATTTGATGTGTGTATGCCTTTAATAACCTATTCAGGCAAGAAGGCATTGGTATGCGTCAATGAAGAAACGGTTACTTATCCTGCGATGGAAGGTACTGTAGAAAGGACAGCATATATATATGATACATTATGGGCAGACTGTGATACGAATGATGAAGAGTCGGTAAGAAAATCATTGGTCCGGGAACTGGAGAAAAGCATCAAAGAATATGATGTGTCTGACCATGTGAACGAATTTACCCTTGCCGGCAAGAAGATGTGGCTCTCCAAGGAAATGCGTGTAGGTCTGATGAACAGCATCAACATTGAGAAGAGTACCAAAAAGACTGATACCGTTCTTTGGTTTGAGGGGATTAATTACACCATTCCAATAGATGTGGCACTACAGATGCTTGCCCAATTGGAGTTGTATGCATTATTATGCTATAATGTCACACAGCAGCATCTATCCGAGGTATCCGGATTAAGTACGCTTGAAGAGCTGATTAATTATGACTATACCCGTGGCTATCCGAGCAAGCTTGTGTTTAATCTTGATTAGGCTAAGATAGGGAAATTCCCTGCATACCTTCTCAGGCTGGCAGGGAATAAAGATTAGCTTTCTCGTCCGGTTAACAAGGTTTTGCAAATATAACATTAAAAATTAATCCGACAAATGATTAGTGCAATAGTTAGAGATGGTATCGATAAGAGCGTAGCCGGAGGATTGGCAGGAATAGCTACCGCATTCGTTCAGGAGAGCATAGAACACATGATTCCGTGGCTGATAGTGTCTGCTGCCGTGATTATATGTGATTTAGCCTGCGGGCTGAGAAAGAGTATCATAATGGGCGAACAGGTCCGGTTCAGTCGGGCGGTAAGGCGAACCATGGGCAAGATGGTTACATACTTCAGCTTTGTTTTCATGGTGGTGATGATAAACAAGGCATCGGGCAGCCGTTACGACATTGATATGTATTCCTGCCTGATGGTATGTTTTTTGGAAATGTGCTCGATTATCAGCAACATACTTAAGCCGAAGGGAATCGAGCTGAATATTGTCGAAGCGTTCAGGCTGATTTTCGGCAAGACATTAAAAGTTGACAAAGAAGATATTAAAGAAGTAATTAAGGAGGAAAAGAAATGAAATTTTTTACAATTGCGGAGCTGTGCAAGTCCACGACTGCCGACCGCTTGGGTATCAACAACAGATGCAGACAGGAGCATGTAACGGCTCTTACTGCCTTGGTGGATAACGTACTGGACCCATTACGCACATGGTGGGGAAAGCCTATAACAGTAAACAGCGGTTATCGCTGTCCGGAGCTGAATGAAGCCGTCAAGGGAAGCAAGTCTTCTCAGCATATGAAGGGTGAAGCAGCCGATATCGATACGGGAGACAGACAACAGAATAAGCTGTTGTTTGAATATATCCGCAAGAACCTGCCTTATGACCAGTTGATTGATGAGAGCAACTTCGCATGGGTACATGTAAGCTTTAGGGCAGATGGTAAGAATCGGAAACAGGTATTAAGTTTATAAAATCTACAATTATGGCATTAAAGGATATAACCGGCAATTTTGCAGCATCCGGCTCCAATCAGGAGTATAAGTTTCAGCCTGCTGCGTCTACATTTGGTTTGCAATTGGTATTCGATGCACATCCGTCCAAGGTGGTATTGTATCAGAGTTTGGACGGTGAGAGTTGGGTGCCGTTTGGAGTCGATTACGGTGTTGGAACGATTTGGCAGAAGAACATCGAAGGTGTCATTGGTGAGCAGCATATCAAGATTCAGTGCAATGTTAAGCCTGTCAAGGCATTAATTTTGGAGTGATATGAAGGTTAACACAATATCTTTAAATTCGGTGCGGTTGAATACAATCGCACCGAATCACATTGGAGGGCGTTCGGATAGATGGTGGTATGAGCATAGCGATAAGGACAGTATTATGTTGGAAGACGGATATAATCTACTGCTAACGGATAGAAGCCCTATTTTATTAGCACAAGGATTAAAGATTGTGAGACAAATAAATAATTTGTAATGTTGCAAGCTAAAACCAAATTGAAATGAAATGGCTTCCTTACATATTACTGATTGTACTCGCTTTCGGTTTAGGATGGTTTGCAAAGCCATCCCCCGAAGCAGTTATAGAGGCAAGAACGGATACGGTATTCAGCTCAAGCCTTGTGATAAGAAGGGATACGGTCCCCTACTACCTTCCTACTCCTTTGATTTGCTGGCACACGGGCGATACTATCCATGTAGGTGATACGGTGCTCCCTGTCGAGCAGAAGATATACCGGGACAGTAACTATACGGCTTATGTCAGTGGTTATAACCCGAACTTGGACAGTTTGAAGGTATATCCTAAGACTGTCACGGTTACTAATGATATTGTGCGCATACCGAAATGTCCATCAAAAAAATGGGGATTAGGGATTCAGGCAGGATATAGTTATCCGGTGGGGAGTTATGTAGGAATTGGAATTAGTTATAATTTGTTGGTGTGGTAATTTATTTGTATAATTGCAAAAAAATAATAGATGCAAAAGAAATACAATATAATATCAATCCCTTTGACTATAAAAAACCTCACCATCGCCCTAACTGTGATAGGCAGTATTTTTAGTGCTGGTTTTTATTGTGGCAGCATTATTCAAGAATTAAAATCTAATGATAAAATTATGAATTTGCATATAAAGATGATTGATGAAAAGAGTGAGTATGAAAACAAATTACATGTTTTAAGAGAAGAAATATATGAATTAAAGTTGGATGGAATAAAACAAAATAGACATGAAAACAAATAATATTTCAATAATATCTTATCTCGTTGCCGCTGTCTTTGCTATCATGTTTTTCTTTTCCGAATATGGAAATAATGAAATGAGGCGTCAAATAAAAGAACGAGATCAGTGCATAGCGTCATTGGATAGTATAGTGAAAATTTATTTGAATGCGGAAAAAACAGACAGCTCTTATATTTTTAGATTCCCGATTGATCAGTATGGCAATAAGTTAAGCATCAGAGATTTGGATAGTATTAAGATTGCTAACGAATTAATCATTTGGCAACAAGATGCCATTATATTAGCCGCAAAGCAAAAGTACAAATTTGATTATTCCCTCAAAATGGATGGCAATTTATTAAAGGTTAAATTATGGGATAAAGAAGAAAGGAGGTTCAAAATGAAATAGAACACTATACCGAGGATTATCCTCACAACGCTACGAGTAGAAGCGTAGCGATTACTCAAAAATAACAAAAGCAGTTCTTTCGGGGGCTAAGAATTAAAAAAAAGCCCCCAACATACATCATATTAATATTGCCACATAAAAACATGATAAAGCATAAGATACCTGATGTTGGGGGCTAATATCTTCAACATAAATATCTTATGCTTTGTTCATCAAAATCTCATGTTTTATGTGGCGAGGCAAAGATAAGCATAAAAATTAGAAAAAACTATGTGCAAATCAGAAATCTTTGCCAAGATAATTAATATTGTTTCAAAAGAAACCGAAGTGCCTGTAGACCAAATATTATCCTCTGATAAAAACATGGAAACAGTGGATGCCCGGTATCTTCTTGTGTCTCTCCTGTCTGAAAGCGGCATGTACCCTTCACAAATAGCCGTTCATATCCACAAAACCAAACGTGCTGTTAACTACATGATATCAAATTTCTATGAGAGGATGGAAAGTGGGAAAATGTTGAGAATATATTGGGATAATATAAAGAAATCATTGGGAAACAACTGATTTTACATAAGTTACAACATATGTACTTTTGCATACGGTCAATTTTGACCGGGATACAAAATACAAATACTTATGGAACGAACTTATGTTTTTGGAGATCCGTCAGGTAATGGAGGTGCTGCTAATAATCTGCTTGCCTCCATCCTTCCGTCCTTGCAAAACCGTGGCATTGACACAGGCTATCTGATGGGCTTACTTGGCAACGGTAACGGCAATGGTGGTTTCTTTGGTAACAATGGCGGTTTTCAGGACATCATCGCATTGATTGTGATTGCAGCCATCTTCGGTAACGGAAACTTTGGATTCGGTGGCAACAACAATAAGGGTGCCGATGAAGGAAGAGAAATGATCATGCAGACACTTAACCGAAACGGTGTAGACATTGCATCATTAGCCCAAGCAGTGAACACCTCTTCAGACCAAATCCTTGCCGGTATTAACTCTGTATCACAGGCAATCTGCGGTCTCGGTAGTCAAATGGGTCAGAACACCAACAGTATCCTGACTGCGATTATGCAAGGTAACAACGCTCTGACATCTCAGATTTGTAGCTGTTGCTGCGATATGAAACAGCTTGTAACCACACAAGGATACGAGAGCCAGCTTGCAATGTGCAACCAAACTAACGCATTAATCAACACTGCTAACCAAAACACATTGTCATTGCGTGACGGTGCTACTGCAAATACGAATGCTATCCTTGCCAAACTTGATGCAATTCAAAATCAGGCATTACAGGACAAGATTGCATCTCTTACTGCGGAAAAGGCTACTTTAACAGCCGAAATATCCCAGCGTAATCAGAACGCCACTATCCTGAGTGCAGTAGGACAACAGATTGCTCCTTTGGCAGCCGGATTGCAGGCATTACAAGGAGACGTAGATAAAATCAAATGCAAGCTCCCCAATACTGTGAGTGTTCAATACCCCAATTTAACCGCTATTAATACAGATTGTTTCCGCGCAGCCGCCTACGGTGCATATATGGGTGACGCTGTATACGGACGTAGTGGATGTGGTTGCAACAACTACTGGGGTTAATCCGGTAAGAAAGGAGGTAGATATGTGGCCTAACTTTTTTACAGGATTCCCATCCCTATTCCCATCAATCGGAAGAACAAATTTCAACACTCTTCCTACGGTGGCTGTGACCGTCGGCACGGAGAATGTTACTTTGGAACTTCCTAACCACGCATTCCGTAACAGGGATTATGTTGGAGGATTCTATATCAGCCTCCGTCAGGCTATACCTGCCGGCACGACTGCAACTCTTCCGATACTGATAGGGACTAATGGGGACACAAGACCGTTGATGGCTTATAACAATGAGCCTGTAACTGTTGAAAACTTAGCCGGAACAGGCATCTATGAAATTCACTATAACAAGTACACCAACGAATTGTATCTTGTTAATGGTGGATACAGACCGACAACGACTCCGGCTCCTACAGCAGAAACAGCTTCTTTAAGGAGCAAGTAATAATTAACATGGAGTTTTGTGGTGATTTCCAAAATGGAAATAGCCACACTCCTTTAAAATCAAACAATCATGTTTCAGAACTTACGAGTAAACAGTACATTATATCTTCTTCATAGAGGTGCAAATCCAAGTTTGGAGTGTGGGCAGGTCGTTAATGTAAGCCCCATAAAAACCATATATAAGACTGTTCCCAACATGCCTTATCCGCAGCCGGTACAGGTTATTGATTTTGTCGTGAATATAAACGGACAGAATGTCAATTTGCAAGAGATACCGGCTAATGCCAATATTGCCGATGATATTAAGACAGGGATGCTGATTACAGGGTCAAGAGACGAAATGAATACTGAGGTCCTTACCATGAAACAGAAAAGTGAGGATGTCCTAAAAAGTGTGGAATATCATCAGAACTTTCTTAGGGTATGTGACCAAATGCTTGCCATGCTGAACCCTGAATTTGCAGCCAAGCAACAGCAGGAGCAGGAAATATCCGCATTGAAAGGGCAAATGTCCAATATGGATAAGAACATGCAGGAAATGAGCAAAAATATGGCTGACCTCATTGCACAGAATCAGAAGTTAATGGAACAGCTCGGAGTGGTTGAAGCATCTAAAAACAAGAAATGATTATGGGAATGTGGGAAATATTAGAAGAAGGGCGTGACGATTACGGACGCAGCTTCGGTATGAGAGGTGACGAAGTGGAGGAAGCCTACAAGGAAGGCTGCCGCAAAGGTTACGAAAAAGCCATGAGAGAGATGCGCGGAGAGATGGGTTTCCGTGATGGTGGGAGAAGTTATTCAGGTGGTGGAAACTCATCCGGCATGGATGAGCGCAGATACCCCGGATACTTTCCTGAATATCCGCGTATGGATGAAATGGGCGAACGCAGACGCAGACGCTCTAACGGTGAATTCTATTAATAACAGGAGGGGTGTTACGCATGGCATCCTCCTTCATTCTCATGAAAGTAGCGTCATTGTCCGTTTTGGAATAGGAATTCCTGTCCTGC